CTACGGCACGCTCAATCCGTTTTCTCCTGCCCTGTGGGGTGTGAATGAAGATAAAGCGGTTCGCATTGCGGAATATTATTACAGCGGACGCGACATGAAGGTGCAAAAGACCGACGAGGAATACTGCGATGAGGTTGAAAAGCTGGCCGGAGATCGATATATCCGGGCGATAGTCGTTGACCCGTCCGCAGCATCTTTTATTACGGCACTGCGCCGCCGCTCTGGATTTTCTGTAAGAAAGGCGAATAACGACGTACTTGACGGTATTCGTGTCACTGGGCGTCTTCTAAAGAATGGAAAACTGAAAGTACATCGGAGCTGCAAAGATGCAATTCGGGAATTTGGCCTGTATCGCTGGGACGATGAGAAAAACAGCGATCAGGTCATAAAAGAGTCAGATCACGCGATGGATGATACACGCTACATGTGCAATACAGTATTGCGGAGATATTACAAGCTCGACAGGAGAGAAGATGAAGAAGTTCAAGAGATGGCTGATTGAAAAGTTCCTTCCTACATATTGCCGGAACGAGCTGCTTGAAGAAAATAAGCGGCTTGCAAATAAGATCGCGGAGCTTCAGGCGAAGAACGACCGGCTAAACGCTTACATTGACGGGATGGAATCAGCCTTGCGATACCAGAAAATCACGATTCGGAATGAGGTGGCGGATAGATGAGCATTGCGGCTGCGCTTTTTGATAATCGCGTATATAACTTTGCACAGGCGTTCGGTGTAGAGGATACAACAACCAATGCTATGAGGGGAGCAATCAATGACTGGTTCAATCTGTATTATCAGAGTGTGCCGGTAGAAGGCGAAGACCCTAGCCAGCGGCTCCCTGTCACCATCGTATCGAAGTTGTCAAAAACTATGTTCTCCGAATATGAGACGGACGCTTCCGATGAGTTTGCGGAAACGCTCCTTTCTGCGCTGAACCGGGAACGGAAACAGGCCGTACAGAAAGCGATGGTTGGCGGCGAGTGCTTTATCAAACCGATCATTGTAAACGGCATGTTTGCGTTCCGAACCATCGACCGGCGCAATTATGTTGTGCTTGGTCGGGATGAAATGGACAATATCACGGACGTTGGGACAGCGGAAAAGACGGTTGTTGGGAGATACACCTACACGCTTTTGGAACGCCGCTCTGTTGACCACAACGGATATCTGAGAATCGAAAACAAACTGTTTAAGGCGTCCGACAATGTGACGCTCGGTGTTGAAGTCCCACTATCGGAGTTGCCGAAGTATGAACAGCTTATGCCGGAAATCGTGTATCAGGAGCCGGTTTATTCCACTGGCTTGGTTCATGTGAGAATCCCACTTGTGAATTGCGTGGATGGCTCTCCTGATGGAGCGTCGGTGTATGCTCCGGCTGCTGGACTGATCCATCTTATCAACATCAACGAGGCGCAGATCAACGGCGAGTTCGAACGCGGACAATCTCGGATCATTGTGTCTGCCGATATGATGAAGCGTGACCGTAACGGCAACAGAGCTTTTGACGATAAGGTGTTTACCGCGCTGGACGATGATCCGGACAGCGTTGGTATCACGATTTTCTCCCCGGAGTTCCGGGAACAGTCATTCCTTGCGAGAAAGACAGAATATCTCAGAAACATCGAGAACATCATCGGCATGAAGCGCGGCATCCTATCTGAGGTCGAGGCCGCAGAGAGAACTGCAACTGAGATCACATCCAGCGCTGGTGACTACAACCTGACGATTAAGGATTTACAAGAGATGTGGACGGCTGCGGTAAATGAGACGCTGAGCATCTGCTGCATCATCGGAAAGATGTATGGCCTTTACAGCGGCGCTCCGATTGAGCCGGATGACATTTCGATTTCCTATGGCAATGGTATTCTCTACGACGAGGACAAGACCAACTCCGAGATGATGTCTCAGGTTCAGGCTGGATTGCTGGCCCCGGAACGTTATCTCGGCTGGTACTACAACCTCCCGTGTGACACTGAGGCGGATCGGGCGAAGATCCGCAAAGAGTACATGCCGGAGGTTGAAGAGGTCGAAGAATAATGCTTACCGCTGAACAGATCGCAGCGCTTCGGGACTATGCCGGACAGCTGACAGACCCGATCAACGATTATCTCATCCGAGACATCGCTGAGCGGATCGCAAAGGCCGGACAGTTCACATCCACTGCTCAATATCAGATATGGGCAGCGCAGCAGATGGGACTTAGTCAGGTCGAGATCAAAAAGCGCCTGAAAAAGCTGCTTGGTGTCTCAAATGACGAGATCAAAAAGCTCCTGACACAGAGCGCGGAGGTTGGCTACCGGTTCGACCTAAAAGCGCTTCCGACCGCTGATGCAATACCATTTGCAGAGAATCATGTGTTGCAGGAGATCGTGTCTGCGGCGGTGAAGCTGGCACAGGATGACTTCACGAATATCACGCAAACAATCGGCATGGTTGACCCGTACGGGCGGGCGCTCCCGCTGCAACAGGCATATAGAAACAGCATGGATTTCGCGTTTTCTCAGGTTGCAACCGGCGCGGCGGATTATAACACCGCCGTCAGGCTTGCGGTGAAGAACCTCGCAGAGAAAGGCATCCAGACGATTGATTATCAGTCAGGCATCCACACAAGCCTTGAAGCGGCTGTTCGGCGCTCTGTGATGGGCGGTCTTGGCCTGATGCAGGAGCAGATTTCCAATCAGACACATGACGACCTCGGGGCCAATGGCTGGGAGATCAGTGCCCATGCGGCCAGCGCGCCAGACCACGAGCCGATTCAGGGCAAACAATATAGCGACGAGGAATATGAAACGCTCAATAACAGTCTTGCCCGACGTATCGGTACACTGAATTGCGGACATTCTGCATTTCCTATTATTCTCGGCATAACGCCGCCGCAGTACACGAAGGAAGAACTTGAAAAGTATCGGCTGGACAACGAGCGCGGCATCGACTACGCCGGAAAGCACTACACCATGTATGAGGCCACCCAGCGGCAGCGCCGCTTAGAAACCTCCATGCGCCGCCAGAAGCGGCGAATCCTTGCGGACGAAGCGACCGGAGATCGGGAGAGAAAGCAGCAGGATCAAATTAAACTGAAAGTTCTCAATCAGGAATACCGGCGATTCTCTAAAGCCGCTGGACTTCGGACGCAGGATGCGCGAGCGGAAATCTACCGAAAATCAATAAAGTGATTGAAGCACGGGAATCCGTGCTTTTTTCATACAATTTTGACCGGGATGTCGTAAAACGAACGACCGCGAGGGGATGCGACCCCCGTTAGAAAAGCGTAGCGGAGAGAGGAATACACAATGAAACGTGAATTTTTGCAGAATCTCAAGGTTGGCGATCAGGCGCTTCCGAAGGAGATCATTGACGCGATCATGGACGAGAACGGCAAGGACATTGAAGCCGCCAAAAAGCCGTTTGCGGACTATGAAGCGATCAAGGAGCGACTGAAAACCGCAGAGGATGGCCTAAAAGCTTTTGACGGTGTGGATGTGAAAGACCTTCAGGGGAAGATTGACACACTGAAAGGCCAGCTCTCGGACAAAGATAAGGAGTGGCAAGCGAAACTTGACAATATGGCCTTTGATGGCCGCGTCAAGGACGCGATCACAGCCGCAAAGGGGCGGAATGCAAAAGCCATTTCCGCTCTGCTCGACGTCGAAGCATTGAGAACAAGCAAAAATCAGGAAGCGGACATCAAAGCGGCGCTGGAAGCCTTGAAGAAGGACAACAGCTACCTCTTTGAGACACAGACGCCCCCTCCGTATAGTAACGGAGCCGGGAAAAACCCGCCTGCTGGGGAACCGAATGACCTGCGTAGCGCGATGCAGGCGCGTTACGCAAATACGAAATGAAAGAAAGGGATTAAATTATGCCTATTACTCTCGCAGAAGCAAAGGTCGGCATGGCCGACAAGGTAGATCAGCAGATCATTGACGAATTCCGTAGATCGTCTCTCCTGCTCGACAGAATGACGTTTGACAATGCCATTTCTCCGGGCACCGGTGGTTCCACGCTGACCTATGGTTACATTCAACTCAAGACCCCGTCCACTGCCGCCGTCCGCGCGATCAACACCGAGTACACTGCCGGTGAAGCGAAACGCGAGGAAAAGACCGCGAAGGCCGTGATCATGGGCGGTTCGTTCCAGGTCGACCGTGTTCTTCAGAACACCTCCGGCGCTGTTGATGAAATGGCGTTCCAGGCACAGCAGAAAATCAAGGCGACGGCGAACTATTTCCACAACCTCGTCATCAATGGCACGTCCGCATCCAGCGGAACCGGCTTTGTGACCGGTACGTTTGACGGCCTCCGGAAGCTGCTGAATGGCACCAGCAATGAGTTTACCACCGACATTGACCTGTCTGATTCCTCGAAGCTGGACAGCAACAGCAACGCCTTTATTGACCAGCTTGACGCGCTTGTTCACGCCATTGACGGCGATGTCTCCATGCTGCTGATGAACGGCGATATGCTGCTCAAAGTCCGCGCGGCAGCACGTCGAGCAGGCTACTATGAGCGCACGAAGGATGATTTTGGCCGCGTGGTCGAAATGTTCGGCGGCACTCCGCTTGTCGACCTCGGCAAGTATTACAACGGCACCGCATCCGTTGACGTTGTCGGTACGTCTGCGCCGACTGCGTCCGCAGCAGGGACGACCAGCATCTACGCTGTGTCCCTTGCGCTCGATGGATTCCACGGTATTTCCCCGACCGGAACCGGAATCATCAATTCGTATATGCCGGACATGAACGCTCCGGGCGCGGTGAAAACCGGCGAAGTGGAGCTTGTGGCCGGTGCTGTTCTGAAGAACACGCTGAAAGCGGCGTCTCTGAACGGCATCGTCATGAAGCCTAAGACTGGCGGCTGATAACGGAGGTGACGCCCATGCCGAACTACGCATTTTACCTATCTGAATACATGGGCGACGTCGTTGACGAAGAATCGTTCCCCAGGCTGGCTGCTCGCGCTGACGAGCAGCTTTGCCGGTATGAACGGATCTACACCGTGACGGAGCCAGAAGAAGGGGCACGGGATATGGCAATCTGCGCGATGGTCGATGCGCTATCTGCAATCGAAACAATGCTGTCCGGAGACGGCAGCGCGGTTTCCTCTGCCAGTATCGGGAGTGTGTCTGTGAGCTATGGATCGCCTACGGCTCTTGGCGTTGACCTGTCCGAAAAGGGGCAGGATCGGCAGCTATACAAGGCGGCGTCGCGGTATCTGGACATTTACCGAGGTGTGTCATGCTGAGAGTATCAAAGCGTAATCCGGTTGACTACCGCCTGTGCAACCAGACCGTCACGGTCTATCACAAGCGTGGGGACGCAGTCACGCGGACTGTGTATGACAGGGCGTTTCTGGACTTCAAGAAAACTGAAAATGTGGATAAGACTGGCAGCAAAGAAACAAATTCTTTCCTGCTGGTCATTCCATGTTCGGAGCAGTGCGTGTTTCCGGAAGACAAGGTTCTGCTCGGCGTGGGCGAGGAAGTCACGAGATGGACGTCGCTGATCCCGACGAAGGTTCCTGGCCTTGTCGTGGTGAAGTACGTTGACCCAAAATACTGGAATGGCCAAATGGTTCATGTGGAGGCAGGAGGATGAGCACGCGGATAAAGGTCGAGATGCAGCCGATTCAACAGATCTTGAAGAATCACGGATTGGATAGCAATGGCCGGGTGCAGCTCTATGTGACCAACATGATCAGTCGCCGTATGACACGCTATATGCCGTTTCAGTCCGGCGCGCTCGCTACGAAACTAAAGTTCGTGAAATCTCCGACCGAGATCGAAGTCAATGCCCCTTATGCCCGGTATCAGTATTACGGGAAAGTGATGGTCAATTCCGTTACTGGAAAAGGCCCAGCTTACATCCCCAATGTTGGGTATCGGTACAAGAAAGGAACAGTTCTTCGTGTTACAGATCGGGATTTGGAGTACGACAAGACGAAGAACCCGGACGCTGGCCCATTTTGGGACAGGGCGCTTCTTGCCAAAGAGAAAAGCCAGATGATTCAGGAGGTGCAGAACTACATTGACGGCACTGGATAAAATGAAAAACTGGCTTGCCACGTTCCCGCGATATGACGCCCTGACGGACTTTCAGATCGACTATACGGATAAGGTACCATCCAATGGCGGTATCTTCCCAAATGGTCTTGTGGAGGTCAGCAGGGCGTCTGACATTATGGGGAATGTGACGGTCACGAATCAATACAATTTCGGACTGTACTATGTGTTCGAAAAAGCACCCGGAGAAGAAGCGTCCGCAAAGATCAACGCAGATTGGGTGTCCGCGCTCCAAGAGTGGGTACAGGAACAGTCTGTGATACGGAAAGCGCCGGTATTTGGCGACGTTCCGTGTAAGGAAAAAATCACCGCGCAGAACGGGATGCTCTACGCGGCAGACGAGGAAGGGACTGCAACCTATATGGTGCAGATCTCCGTGCAATTTATAAAAGAATATGAGGTGAAAAACGAATGGCAGACATGACTTTTCTGACTGATTCCGGCGCGACCATTGAGAGAAAAATGATGATCGCGTACCTGAACACCGGCGAAGCCAGCACTCCGGTATGGTCTGCGATTGGCAAGCGCGTCGAGGACAGCTCCGTTGAATACGACTGGCAGGATGAATCCAAGAATGACATTCTCGGCAACACCTATTCGACGATGAAAACGCCGATCATGACGCAGACTTTTGATCCGTGCGAATTGGACGCGGGTGACGCGGCGCAGCTCAAAATCTGGAACCTTGCGGTCAAGGAGCAGAACGCGGCGAAGCTGTGTAACCTCGATATGCTCATCGTGCATACATACGCTGGCACGTCCGGCAATGTATTTGCGGAGCGTTATTCGAGCTGCATGGTGAAGCCGTCCGGTCTTGGCGGCAGCTCCACAATTGGCATGCCGATCGATGTTACCTACGGCGGTACGCGCACCACCGGCACGGCGACTGTTGCTGCTGGCGTGGTCACATTCACGGCAGACACTTAATAAAGGGGGGCGCAATGCCCCCTATTTTACTTGGAGGAAACTATGGAAAACCTGAATTTTGACAATGGCTTAAAGACATATTGTGTAAACGGCGTTCGGGAGATCACGTTCAATCCGACCGACAGTGCATTTGTCGAAAAGCTATTTAATGCGTTTGACACACTGGATAAGAAACAGTCGGAGTATGAGCGCGAGGCCAGCGCGGCGAAGGGCGCAGAGCTTTTCCAAATCGCAAGAAAACGCGATGCGGAGATGCGCGAAACGATTGATCAGATTTTCGGTGAGAATTTCTGTAAGGATGTATTCGGAGACTGCAACGTTTATGCGTTTGCGGGTGGCTGTCCGATCTGGTGCAACTTCATTTTGAGCGTGATTGAAACGGTCGACAATGCGTCCGAGAAAGAGTATGCTACGACAAACCCGCGTCTGCAAAAATACATGGGCAAGTATCAGAAATATAACCGATGAATTACACCCTTCCGACATCCGTTGAAATCGATGGCACTTCATACGAAATCAGAACGGATTTCCGCGTGATTTTCGATATTTGCTCTGTTTTGGATGACCGTGAACTCAGCGATTATGAAAAAAAGGTCTGCATTGTCGAGATGTTCTATCCAGACCTTCAGGGAAAATATCCAGCAATCGAGGATCTTGTTGAACGCTGCTTCTGGTTTATTCGATGCGGTGAGCCGGTAGACAAGCAGAAAAAGCCAAAACTGGTTGACTGGGAGCAGGATTTTCCTTACATCACATCGTCGGTGAACCGCGTGCTTGGAACGGATATTCGCGGGATTCCTTATGACGCAGAACACAACACCGGTGGACTGCATTGGTGGACGTTTATTTCTGCCTATAACGAAATCGGCTCTGAGTGTACTTTCGCTCAAATCGTCAGAATCCGCGATAAAAAGGCGCGGGGAAAGAAGCTCGATAAAGAGGATGCGGAATGGTACCGCAAAAACCAAGAACTAGTTGATTTTAGGAAGGTTTATTCCGATGCGGAGAAAGATTTCCTGAAACAGTGGGGCGCAGGGTAATAGCAGAGAGAAGGTGAACACATGCCAGATGGAACAATCACATTCAGCACGGCACTTGACAATAAGCAGCTCGAAAAGGAACTCCAAAGCACCTTAAAGAAGATAAATTCCCTCGAAAAGAGTATTTCTGAGATGGGCAGCGGCAGAAATGCGCTGGCAGAACAGGCAAAGGAGATGGGCGCACAGCTCGACGCCGCAAAACAAAAGCTCTATGAGATGCAGAGTGCTGCGAAGGGTGTTTATAGCAAAGAAACAATCGCAGACCAGAAAACGCTTGTGAGCGGCTTGCAGTCTGAATGGAATAAAATAAACAGCCGTGTAGACAGCTATGATCAGAAAATCAAAAACGCCACGGCGAGACTTGCTGATGAAAAGGAGCATTATAGCGAGATTTCAGAGCAGATCGATAAGGCCAATGGGAAAAGCACCAAAATGCAGGATTCTATTGAACGAGTTGGGGCAAGTGTGGAGAAAATCGGGAATAGAATCAAGAACCTATTTAGACGGGTATTTCTCTTTTCTGTTCTGACTTCTGCGTTCCGCTCATTTAGAACGTGGCTCGGGAATGTCATCCAGAGCAATAGCGAGGCGGCAGCATCTATCGCACAGCTCAAAGGTGCTCTTCTAACCCTTGCGCAGCCAATCGTCGAAGTTATTATTCCGGCCTTTACTGCCCTTGTAAATATCGTGACAAAGGTCGTGACGGCTCTGGCGACGCTTGTTTCATGGATTTTCGGAAAGACCATTTCGCAGTCCAAAGAAGCTGCGAAAAATCTCAACAAGGAGACAAAGGCACTCGGCGGCGTCGGCGCTGCGGCCAATGAAGCAAAGAAGCAGCTTGCGGCATTTGACGAGATCAATCAGCTCGTTCAGGAAACGTCATCCGGCGGCGGTGGCGGTGGAAGCTCTACGGACGCCAGCTTTGATTTCGATGAAACATCTTTCCTGAAGAATCTCCCGAACTGGCTGAAAAACCTCGCTGCGGATTTGCAGATCAAGATCAAAGATCTCAAATTCGATTGGGACAGAGGAAACATCCTGCACAATAAAGATGCGTGGATCATTGCACTCTCTGGTATTCTCGGTGCAGTCCTCGGCGGTATGTTCGGTGGCCTGCATGGAGCCGTCATCGGATTGCTGCTGGGCGCTGCAATCGGCCTGATTGGGTGTACGCTGCTGGATAAGACAAGCAACCCGGAGAAATACAAACGGCTTGCCATTGTTGCGCTGACATCAATTCTGGGTGCTGTGCTCGGTGCGAAGTTTGGCGGTCTGAAGGGTGCAATGCTCGGCCTGTTGCTCGGATTAAGCATCGGCCTTGTTTCCCTTGATTTTATAGACGGAAAATTTGAGGGATGGAATAGTCAGGACACATTCTTGACTGTAATGACCGCAATCCTCGGAGCCGTTATTGGATCGATCTTTGGCGGGTTTTCCGGGGGTGTTATCGGACTTGTGGTCGGAGCTGCAATCAGCATTAAGGCCCTCAACTGGATTAGAAAGCTCGACAATCCAAGCAACGACAAAATTTTGTTTACAACAGCTGTTCTTGCACTTCTCGGATTCGTTATCGGTACGATCTTCGGTGGATTTGTTGGTGGCGTGATTGGCCTCGTGGTTGGACTTGGCATTTCAATCGCCGCTGTTCAGTTTGACAATTCTATCGATGGTTCGGCAAAGACAAAAGCGGCAGCCATCTTGAAAACGGTAATGCTCGGCATCATCGGAGCTTTGATCGGCGCATCGATTGGCGGTGTTGTTGGTGGAATCGTTGGCGGTGTCGTCGGCATCACGCTTGGCCTTGCCATTCACTGGGGCGACATCACAACAGACAGCGTCCCAACGCGCGGCGGATTTTACGCAAAGAGAGGGAAAACTTCTGCGATCTCAAAACCGGGTTCTGGATTTGGCGGCGGAGGAGTTAGCGCGCAATCTTCGAGTTTGCGCGTCCCGGCTCTTGCACAGGGGGCGGTCATCCCGCCAAACCGGGAATTTATGGCCGTTCTGGGAGATCAGACGAGCGGGAACAACATTGAGGCACCGGAAAACCTGATCCGTCAGATCGTCCGGGAGGAAACGCAGACGAGCGCCAGCAATGAACTGCTTTGGGAAATTCTCTCGGCGATTCGTGAGGGCAAGGTTATGATGGTCGATAGTGTCCAGTTCGCGAAGGTCACGCAGAGAAGCCTTTCCAATGCGTCCAGAGCGTCCGGGACGCCGCTGACAGTGAGGTGACGCATGGTAGCAGTATTCAAAATTGACGGGAAGGACTTTACCGACATTCTCCCGGAAGGGGCTTTGAAATGGTCGAGAAACGACCTAGACAGCGACCAGACCGGGCGAACGCTCGACGGCATTATGCACCGGACGCGAGTTGCAATCAAAGCGAAGCTCTCAATCACGACAAAACGGCTGACAACGCAAAAACTCATGGAGCTGAACGCTGCGTTGAAGCCGTCTTTTATTTCCGTCACATATCTTGACCCCATCGACGGGGTCGTGACGAAGAAGTTTTACGGCTCGTCCGTGGAGAGCACGACGCAGATCGTCATGGGCGGAGAAACGTATTGGACGGGTACGACCTTCAATCTCATTGAACAGTAGGTGATGTAATGCAGACAGTTCCGGCAAAATGGAATGACATACTTGCGGGCGACTATCAGGTTGATTTCAAGGCGGTCATAAACGGAAAAACCTATACATACGGCGAGATCAAATCTGCGCGGATCACCAAATCCATGATGGATAAGCTGACCATCGGACAGGCTACTTCGGCGATGCTGGATATGGTCTTCGAACCAAACGGTACGATCCCAACGGCAGCGGAGATCAAGTGCTATATCCGGCTGAAGGATTACGGCGATCTGGCCACAGACTGGCTCCCGTTCGGCACGTTCTACATCGATACGCGCTCCACGGATGCTTATGGATGGATGACCATTACGGCATACGACGCGATGCTGAAAGCCGAGCAGGATTACATCGACAACTCCGGAACATATCCGATGGCGATGTCGGCTGCGGTGAATTATATCTGCGGGAAGATGGGCGTCGAGTTGGATTCCAGAAGCCAGATCGCGCCCTACACGGTGGATTCTCCGACAGAGGTCTACACGATGCGTGAAGTCCTCTGCGGCATTGCGGCGGCATCCGGTGGCAACTTCGTTATTACCGAAGAAGGAAAGCTCCGACTTATCCGTCTCGCCTCTCCGACGAACTCGGACGACGTGCCGGTCATGAGCTGCGACATTCTCGGAGATACAGCCACCATCGGCAAGGTAACGCTTTACCCGGATTCGAACACCCGGTATTCCGCTGGGGATAGTGGATACGAGATCCAAGCAGATTGCATTTACGCCACACAGGAGATTTGCAATTACGTCCGTGGCGTTCTGAACGGCGTAAAATACCTTCCGTACAGTGCTGGAACGGCGTTCTTCAACCCAGCACTTGAATTGGGGGACAGCGTCAAGCCAAATGGGAACGCCTCTATTCTGGCCTCTGCGGCCTTTACAGTGGGCGTCTCTATGAGCGCAGATATTGAGGCTCCAATCGAAACGGAGGTCAATCACGAATATCCGTATCAAGCGCGGACGAGGGAAGAGCGTATAAACGCGAGATCTTTCTCTGAGATCCGCAAGAGCACGGAGCAGATCGCGCTTGAAGTCTCCGGAAAGATCGATGGAGCCGAGGCACAGGCCCTTGTTGACATCAATCTGAACGGCCTGACACTCTCCTACACGGCAGAAGAGAACGGCGCGAACATCACGCTCTCGAAAGATGGCGTCTCGATTACCGGATTGGTAAAGGTCGGCACGATCACGGCGGACAATCTCAACCTGACCGGCGCGATTACGTTTGGCGATCTAAGCGCGGACTTACAAACCAAAATCGAGAGCAGCAACGTCCCGGAGTACATTCAGGCGACCTATATTGATTTCACGAAGGTGCAATCCCCCTACATTGAAGCGAACGAGATTGGCTTGCGAGGCGGCTATTTCCACGTGATGGATTCAACAGGCCAAACGGATTACGGCTATATCGGCATGGGCAGCGGCAACAATGGCGTTTCTTCTACGAACGGTATCGTTATGGCCTATGGCGGACGTACAAACTTAGACCTCGGTGGCCATTACATTATCGTTACAGAGAAGGGCGTCCGTATGACGGCTGGGCAGAATTCGCTATATGTTACGGACTCTGGCGTATTCAAAACAGTAAATGGTGTAAACAGCCCCATCGGCGTGGCGGTATTTGGGTGATCTTATGGCTACATTAGAAGAGACTGTCTGGATTTACATATACGATAACGACACAAACAAATATCTGCGGAGCGAAACTCACACGCTGACAGAGGAAATATCGGGTTCTAGTATTGTTCCTGCTGAAACACTGGCCTATAAAACGTATGGGACAACGTATGCGTTGAAAAATTGTTCAGCAACAATATCCGGCATTTCGTGGACTCACTTTGGCCCAGATACATTCGCTTTCCCTGACGGTGGGAAAATTACATTGTTTTTTGTGAACAGGAAATATGTCGCTGATTTTAGCTGGACAGACGATGATGCAGCAAAGATAAAGGAAGGAGAACTTCCATCAAATTTGAAAGCGAGCGCAATAAAAAAAGTTGTAGATTTGCTTAATGGCGATTTGGGAAGGCTTTGGTGGTCGAGGGGTACGCTTCCTGATGTTTCCCCAGGCGATGTGATAACTTATAGAGATATCATTGATTTGTGGAGCGATCTTTGGCGCACGCTGCTGTGTGCACTTGGGTTGGATGGAGCAGAGCCATACGTTCAAAACGTCAAGCCCAAAAAAGGTGAAGCGATTCGAGCCACAAAATTCGCGAACCACGAATATAGCATGAAAAGCGCCATCAATAAGATAATCCAATATTTGCGCCCATAGGAGGTGGAATATGAAAATCGGGAATATCGTTTCGGCTATGCCAACGTTGCGGAAGGTCGCGGCGGCAGACATGAGGCCGAGAACGCTTTACAAGGTCAGCAAGCTCATGGACTCGCTCGACCATGTTCTGACGTTTTACAACGAGCGTCAGGCCCATCTTGTGAAGTCGATGGGGCACGAGATCGATACGGGATGGCGCGTCGATGATGACAAAATCGACGAGTACCGGAAGAAAATGCAGGAAGTCATCGACGTTGAGGTCGCGGACGAGATCGAGCCTGTCAAGATCCCCGTTGATGAGAATGTGAAGCTCAGTTATCAGGACTTGTGCCTCCTGAGAGGTCTGATCGAATTGGAGGCGGAATAATGAGCCTGAAAATCATGCAAGGCGACCAGTACGCCGTTGTATTTACTGGGACGCAGGACGGCGCGCCGCTCGACCTATCCAAGATTGAGATGATCGAGTTCATCGTTGGGAAGCTGCGCAAAATCTACCCCGGAGAGGTCACGACGGACACAGACGGAAACTTCCTGTTCCCTCTTACGCAGGAGGAAACCTTTCAGTTCAAATCCGCTTCTCAGGCCGTCCAGATCCGCGTCAAGTTTACCGGCGCGGAGCCGGTGGTCATCGGCACCAGCATTGAGGGCATCCGCGTGAGCGATTCCATCAGTAAGGTGGTGCTGTGATGATCCACTTTGACATCGGCGGGAAGCCGAGCATCCAATTCAGCCTGCCGCCCTTGCGGGTGTCACCCGGCGGCAGTGGAGGCGGCAACGTCTCATCCGCGCAGATCAACACCATTGTAGTCCTCGACCGGGCGGAATATGATTCGCTGGCCATCAAGGACGCAAAGACACTGTATCTGATTCGGGGGTGACGGAATGGTCACAGTCGGAGAAGAACAGCTAAAGGAGTTGTTTGTCGGTGAGATGGGCATTAAGAAGGCCTGCATCGGCGAAGAACCCATCTATACCCGCCCGGGCGGATATTTATACATCGAACTGAGCGAAAAGAAAGGAGCATAACCTATGGCAAGTTTTTTCAATCTAATTCTTGATACGCTTGCACCGTCTGGGTTGACACTGAAGCTCAACGGCGGCGCGACGTATGCAACCAGCAACACCGTCACCGCAACGATCACGCTGACGGATGAAACCAAGACCGGCTACCAGATGAAGCTCTGGGGCATCAAGGCGGCTGCAACGGAAGCGGACGCATCGTGGGAGACCTTCGCGGCCAGCAAGTCTATCGTCCTGACGGAGGGCGATGGCCTGAAAACCGTGCATATCAAGGTGCGGGACGACGTCGGCAACGAAACAGCCGCAGTCACAGCTTCCATCACGGTCAATACGGCTGTTCCGGTGGTCACGATCACTGGCCCAGACAAGACCAGAATCTCCAAAGTCTCCGGCTTCGACACCTGCGCGTTCTCCTTCACCTGCGACGTGGACTTCGAGGAATACACGGTGCGTGTTGTGCCGAGCACCAGCAGCCTCCACGACGCCGGTACGCAGATCCCGACCACTGGCGGCTCCGCAAACACTTCCGGCAGCAAGGGCGGCTACAAGAAGGCCACGGCGATCAATGTCACCATCAAGGGCGCTGACCTTGCGACGGCATCCTCCGGCGACGGCACGAAGATCATCAAGGTATTTGTCAAGAACGCCGCCGGGACTTGGAGCGTGGCATAATGGCCGCGCCGGGACTGACGTTCACCATCACGGGGAATAAGATCTCGGCAGTCTCGGGTTTCGATTCCATCACCGTCAAATTCTCGTCGGACATCGCGTATCAGGCATTCGAATGCCGCGCGACGAAAACCGGCGAGGACTGGGGGCGAGGGAAAGGGGCGCTCATTGCGTCCTTTTCCCAGACCCCGGCGGGGACGGAGCGAACCTTTGAGGTCTACGACGATTTCCTCCTGAATGGGGATGGAGAATATCGAATCTCCCTCTACGCACAGGGGGCGGACGGAAGCTGGAATGATAACTATGGTTTTGTGCCGTCCGGCACGACCAAGACCATGCTGACGGCAGATGGCAATGAATTTCTCTGCATGAAGGAGTGATTTTATGGCAGATCAGTACAACAGTGCGCACACCGGCGCAGAGATCGATCAGGCGGTGTCTGACGTCCAGAACAACAAGGACGCATGGGACGCGAAGGAGCTGCCCGCGGTCACTGCTTCGGACAATGGAAAATTCCTGCGTGTTGTTTCCGGCGCATGGGCCGCTGCGGAGATTGCAAACGCAAACGGAGGTAGCTTCTGATGGCTGAATATTTGACGAACACAACCGACCTGACAAAGGTTGCATCAGCTATCCGGGAAAAGGGCGGCACATCTGACCCACTGGTCTACCCATCCGGTTTTATCTCCGCCATTCAGGCCATTCAGACCGGTACAGAACTGCAAATCATTGTGACTGTGGCATCTGGTGCAACTGTTACCGCGACGAAAGGAAGCAAGGTCGTGAGCGGCACAGCCGTCAGCGGAACGTGTACGCTGACCGTGCCGGAGGCCGGTACATGGAGCGTCAAGGCCACGCTGAGCGGACAAACGTCCGATACGAAAAGCGTCACTTTTACGGATCGCTACGCGGTTACGCTCTCTTTTGCTTCGGCTGTGCTGAATGATAACGATTGGTCGAAAATCAAATCGGTTTCAGACGCTGGACAGGGCGCGAACTATTGGAGCATCGGCGACTGTAAGGCTGTGACTGTAAATGGCACTGTCGGCACACAGGCTGTGAACGGTACTTACTATGCCTACATTATAGGCTTTAACCACAATAGCAGCAAGGAAGGCAATGGTATCACATTTGGAGCATTCAAAACTGCTTTGTCTGGCGGCACGGATATTTGTTTAGTTGATGGTAATTACAACGGTTACTCAACAAACGGTACCAAGTATTTCAACATGAACCACAGCTCAAACACCAACGCTGGTGGCTGGAAGGGTTGTGACCTTCGCTATGATGTGCTTGGCTCAACGAACACGAATGATGGCGATGCCACAGCAACAACTGCGACAAACCCTGTCGCAAATACGCTAATGGCTGCACTTCCGTCAGACCTCCGCGCTGTGATGCAGCCGATGACTATCTACACAGACAATACGGGCGGTGGTAGTGACAATGCGTCTTATGTTACTAAGACCACAGACTACCTTCCGTTGCTGGCTGAGTATGAGATTTTCGGCACACGCACCAATGCGAACTCTGCCGAAAAGAACTATCAGGCGCAGTATGCTTATTACTCTGCTGGAAATTCGAAGGTGAAATACCGTCACAGCGCAACAGGTTCCACTGCTTGGTGGTGGGAGCGTTCTCCTTTTTACAGATACAGCTACGGCTTCTGCTATGTGGACACGAACGGCAACGCGTCCTGTAACGACTCAAGGCCTTCCGGTGGCGTCGCCCCGGCTTTCCGCGTCTAATCCTGCATCAACGAACAAGGAGAAAAAATGAAATATATTGTGCATAGACGCTTCAAGGACAAGGTAATTTGCGGCGATGTGAATCTCCCCGCTATGACTGTATGTGAAGAAAACAATGGATATATCTTTTATGACGGCAAAATGCTCTGTGTTACAACAAGCGAGAACGCGCATCAGTTTTTTGCTCGCGACGATGATGGTGCAGGTATGCTCCGTGGAAAGCTGACACAAGCCATTCAAAAGACACTCGTAAAGCGCGATGCGAACTATCAGAACCGGTGGGATAAGGTTTGGGATGACCCCGCCTGTCAGCCGTATAAGCGCATTGAGGACGATGACTTCTGGCTGTGGAACCATGATTTCTTCAATGCCGATATTGATACACTTCGACACATCGCAAGATTAATAGGAGTAAAGGGGATTGCTTAAATGTACAAAATAACTCAAACCGGCGCATTTGCCGGGTATGCGGATAGTATTATGCTCATTCGACAGCACAACAACGGCTGCTATGTGCCGTGCGAGGAAGCGGAGGCCGAGGGCTTTTGTGCGAAGATGGCCGTGACGCTGACCGACGAGGACGGGAAGGAATATCAGGCACTTTCCGACACGGTGTTCCGCCTGGCGGGCAAGCTGCTGAAGGGCACGGAGCCGGAGGGCAGCTATGAAGAGATGGGCGCGGCACTGCCACTCACAGATGCAGAGACAGCGGCGAAAATTTTACTTGGGGAGGCGGAATGATGACCTATACAGAAAGGGCAAGAGAACTACGGCCCTATATTGAAAAAGCGTCTGCGAGCCTAGCTGATGAAGATGCGCTGCAAGCAGTAGAGCTATTCCCACAGTGGGTAGTAGGCCATGCTTATGCGGTCGATGAGCGGCTCCAATATAAGAATGTGCTATATCGCGTGGTGCAGGCGCATACCTCACAGGCAGATTGGCCCCCGGACATTACACCGGCGCTGTTTGTGACCGTTTCACTGGATGAATGGCCTGAATTTGTACAGCCGACTGGTGCGCATGATGCGTACAAAAAGGGCGACAAGGTGACGTTTGAGGGCAAGCACTATATCAGCCTGATCGACGCGAACGTGTATTCACCCACAGCATATCCGGCTGGTTGGCAGGAACAGACATAAAAATACCGGGAAAGGAAGTAAGAGATGGATGATGGAATTCAGGCAAAGATCGCCGAAATCGAGGCCCGCAGCAAGAGCAACACGCACCGCATTGACGATTTGGAGGCAGACAACAAGGCCCTGCATCAGCTGGCGACCTCGGTAGAGGTGCTGGCGACGAAGCAGGAGACGATCGAGGCCAATATCAGCGAGATCAAGGACGACGTTAAGAGCCTCAAGGCCATTCCGGGCGGGAAATGGGAGACGCTGGTCAAAGCGGTCGTGACGGCCATTGTTGGGGTACTGGTCGGCTTTGCGCTGGCTCATGCGGGGATCGTGTGATGGAGACTTCGAAGAAGCTGCTGATTGGCAGCGCGGCGGCAAGCGTCGTTTGCATTATCCTGAATGTGCTCGGCGTGCTGAGTGTAGAGGTCACGTTGGCAGTCATCGGATTTGCGACGGCGATTGGGATGTTTTACCTCTGGAAGGCAAAGAATGAGAACCGCAGCAAATACGCAATCAAGTACATCAAGAGCTTGCCGGAAACGTATACGGCAGAGGAAAAGGCACGGTTTTTGGAGATCGTGCTCAAGGATTGAAAGGAGTTTGTTATGGACTACACAGAAATCATTTCGGCAGTGATCGCGCTGATCTCGGCGCTGGTATCGGCATTTTTGATCCCGTGGATCAAGGAGCGCGTCGGCGCGGACAAGCTCAAAAAGTGGCAGGCGGATGTGGAGATCGCGGTCAAGGCGGCTGAGCAGCTCTACAATGCCAACGAGGGCGCGGAGAAAAAGGCGTATGTGCTGCACTACCTCGCCGAGAGAGGTATCAAGTTTGATTCTGATACCGTGGATAAAATGATCGAATCTGCGGTGCTTACGCTCCACCATGAGCTTTACGGAGGCAGCAATGGCACTGAAAATTAACGATACCATCCGGGCAACGAGAGTGGGCGGCAGGCGTTCGATCTCGGCTATCCGGGCAATCGTGTTCCACTACACGGCGAACACCGGTCTGCACGCGACGGCGCTCGGGAACGCCCGGTATTTCGCGAACGGCTCCGAGGGACGCGCTGCTTCGGCACATTTCGTGGTTGACGAAAGCGATACCGTTTACCAGTGTGTGCCGCTGGACGTGGTTGCGTGGGCCGTGGGCGACGGCAGGAGCGGCAAATTCGGCAAGGTGTACGGCAACTACAACACCGTTTCCATCGAGATGGTGAGCCACACGGACGCTTCCGGTAAGTACTACATCCCGGAGGCGACGATGCGCAACGCCGCGCGGCTTTATCAGATGTTGCTGAATCGGCTGCCGAACGTGCAGGCCGCGATCCGACACTATGACATTTCGATGAAACTGTGTCCGCTGCCGCTGATTGACGAAACGAAGTGGGAAGCATTCAAGAAGCTCTTGGAGGAGGTGGACGAAGTGGTCACAAAGGCAAAGATGATCGTAGATGGCCAGGAGGTCGAGGTCGAACGGATATTAAAGGACGGTACGAATTATATTAAAATTCGAGACATTGCAAAGGCGCTGGATCTCGAAGTTAGTAATAAAGGGAACATTCCGATCCTGAATCATAAGCAGTAACGCCCCTGTGTGCCGCGCCACCCGGATTGGAGGTGGTGACGATCAGCGCGAGGGTGCGGATTCCGGACGACTTGACCGGCCTGCTGCAAGGCGAGTGGGAGCAGATCATAGCACAGGCAGGTTACAGTGAGCAGGACGCGGAGATCGTCCGGCGCTATGTCATGGACAAGACACCGCAGATTGACGTCGCGGTGGAGCTGGACATGGCGCGGAGCACGATCACCCGCAGACTGCCGCAGATCTACGCACGAGCGCGGCACACGGCAGAAAAGCTGCAAATGATAAAAACTGAATGATGCACACTAGATATTGAGCAAAACAAACGCCCCGGCAGGAGTGATCCTGTCGGGGCGTTTCCTCATGTCGTGTTAAGAAAACAAGAATATTTTATTAAATTTTTCTGAACATATTGACATTTCGTAATATGAAGTATATATTGATGGTGCAGGCAGAGATGCACTGTATACCCGTGTAACCGAATTGACGTTTAAGCGATATGTAATATCGTCGGCCACGGGGAAGCCGCCTTCGGGCGGCTTTTTTTGCATGAGGTGTCGAATTATGAATATATTCGTCTACTCGGATGAATCAGGTGTCTTAGATAAAGCACACAATGAAATATTCGCGTTTGGTGGACTGGTGTTTTTGTCGAAAGATGAAAAGGACATCGCATCGAGAAAATACCATGCAGCAGAACGCCGTGTCAGAAAACATGGCGGGTATTGGGACATGGAAATAAAGGCGTCCACGGTTGAGGCCAACGAAAAACGGAAATTGTACCGATCTCTGAACAAGTTTTATAAGTTCGGTGTGGTAGTCGATCAGCAGACTGTTCAGGACGAAATTATGAAAGACAAGAAGTCGAAGCAACGCTATCTTGATTATGTATTCAAGATCGGCGTGAAGCGACTGCTTGAAGAACTGATTAGAAGAAATCGAATCGAGCAAGGAACTGTGGAAAATATGTATTTCTTTGCCGATGAACATTCGACATCTACAAACGGATTTTATGAATTAAGAGAATCACTCGAAGAGGAATTCAAGAGGGGGATGTTCGCACGAGATTATTCAAGATTTTTTCCACCTCTTTTCCCGGAAGTGCAAACAGTTTCGTTAGAGTTTTGTAATTCCGCAAGCGTAATCTTGGTAAGGGCTGCGGATATAATCGCAAATAGGATATATCATGACGCGATAAGCGGAAAGTGCCAGAACAATTTTGATGACGATTCTAACAAATTGTTTATTACAAGACTTCCACCGCAAAAAGACTAATAGTGTTTACATAGCCCTTGCAGTTCACCGCTGCATGGGCTTTTTCTATTTGCGTCAGAAATGCGTCACTCATGCTACCTTCGTGCGTCCCTTAAAAATTTGAAATCCCTCATACTGAACGTAGGAACTGGCCAGTTCACTACATTTTTTTGGAGGGAAACTCTATGGAATACGCAAGCAACGGCAAGGGGAATCTCGGCGTGACGCTCGGCGCGATCGGCACGGGCCTCGGCGTGTTTGGCGGCGGTCTGAGTAACCTGTTCGGCGGTTGGGGCGCGAATCCGGCTGCAGCGGCGATGGCCGCAAGCAACAGCGACAACCATCTCGTAAGCCGCTATGAGGCGTCTCAGGCGGCACGGATCGCAGAGCTGGAAACGGAAGTAAAGCTCCGCGATGCGAACACGTACACGGATCAGAAGATGCTCGAAATGTACAAGTACACGGATGGGCGACTTCGCAGCATCGAAGAGCAGCTGTGCCAGCAGCGTGTCGTCAACGCGCAGACCGTGGCGAACCTGTCCTGTATGCAGAACGAGCTGGCTACGCTGTCGGGCCTGACCAAGACGGTGATCCCCATCAACAACGTCTGCCCGGAACCGATGCAGCGTTATAACAGCTGGACGGCTCCGACCACGACCACCACGACGACTTAAGCAAAAAGGGGCGGCAATAGCCGCCCCGATCTTAACACGGAGGTATCCTTATGGTAACGATCGATCAGGCTATGCGAGGTGCGGCAAAATTCGCAGACAATGAGATCATTCCCCATCTGCCTATGGGCAAGGGCATTGGAGCCGGGATCGCGCTGGCGCTCATCATGGACGGCGGCAAGAGCCGCATCCTCGCGCTGAAGGATCACCCAGCGGTGCAGATGATGGGCATTATGGATGAGGAGGGCAACATCGACCTTGACAGGCTCTATAATGCGGCAAGGCCGCGCTTTGACGGGCAGAAGCTGCCGGTCACGGTGCCGATCATTGGCGAGCTGCGCTTTGACGTAGGCGATCTCGATAAGCTTTACAAATACATTCAGGAGGCATGAGATGAAACATTATATCGAAGAACTGAAACGGCAGCTGCATGAGATCATGGGGCGCCCGGTGACGCTTGGCCGCGCGGAAGAAGTCACGGTGTACGCGGACGCCATTTGTGCGCTGCATAAGCTGGACGACGATCATTTTCGTGAGGCCGCGAAAATGATAGAGTTTACCGAGGACGACGCCAAAGCGTGGACGGCCAGGATGGAAAACGAAGACGGCACGACCGGCCCGCACTGGTCGATGGGCCAGACGGATGCCGTGGCCAACATCACAGGTGTTCATGCGAAGTCCTGCATCTGGTGGGCGGCAATGAATATGATGTACTCAGACTATTATTCCGTGGCGGCGAAATACGGCCTCGACCGGCCAGAATTCTATGCCGACCTTGCAAAAGCGTTTCTCATGGACAAGGACGCCGGAGGGCCGGAAGAAAAAATGGCTGGGTATTATCATGGGATTGTGAAGCGGGACTGATTCGTTAGCATTTTCCATTAGCATTTTGTTGTCAAAATTGCTAATGAACTTGTTCTAATCTATTACTGGCTGTCAAATAAATTGACAGTATAAAACAAAGAAAATCGTTGAGAATAAAAGAAAAACCAGCAATCTCAATCGATTGCTGGTTCTCTTTTCATGGTGGAGCTGAGGGGAATCGAACCCCTTTGCAAATTGCCAAAGCACGTTGAAAATCAATCACTCTTGGTTTATGTTAGCATTTTCATTAGCATTTTGCAAAATTATTTTTGAAAAATGCTCGTCGAGAAGTTTGTCGGCAGCAATGCGAGCGGACGGGAATGTATGTGTATAAACGGTCTTCATAGTGTGGTCGGTGTGCCAACCACCCTCTTCTTGCAGTATCTCTGGCTGAATTTGAAGCATAGCTCCGGTTGACGCGAATGTGTGACGCAGCTTATGAAAACTGCTCTTTGGCAAACCGGCTTTTTCTAACAACCGTTGGTAACGTTTGTTGATCGTTTGTGAAGACTTATCGCAGATAATATCTCCATCGACTTCATCAATCAGCGTTTGTATGAAATCTGGGATCGCCAAAGTTCGCACACGATCAACTTCTTTTGCGCCATCTTTCCGAACTGGTTTTCCACCAATATCCACAACGGTTTCAGCGACCGTGAGTTTTCCGTCATGAATTGATTTGGATTTTGTCAGGCCGCGAATTTCGGACATTGAAAGACTCAGCCGCGCAGCAAGCAGGCATTCCAATTCTATCGATGATCCTTTGATCGCTGGATATATCTGCTCAAATGATAGTATTTGAACAGGCTTTTTCTTGATTTCTGGCAGATCAATTTCGCCGGAAAAGCTAACCCCTTTTTTGGACAGCGCGGTTGAAATCAGATGCCATGCCTCACGAATCGTTTTTGCAGACAGCGGTTTCCCACGCTTACTTGTTCGCGCTTGTTCAGTATAGATCGCATCATTGATCCTCGCTGCATCAATGGACTTGATGGGAACATCCATAAGGCACTGAAAATATTGATCCCTTATTTTTTCATACCCCTGAATGGTGGACGGTGAAAGACCTCCCCTTTTCTTTTCAATGTATTCATCCAACACGTCTTTTACGGTTATGTCAGACAATACGAAGCGCCTCTTCCCTGCTCTGTGTTCGGCTTTGATGAGCTGGGCTTGACGGATACACTCTTTCTTTGTTGAGGCGGACACGGGGACGCTGACGCCGTTCAGACGCATTTGGATGAACCATGTGCCGCTGGGGAGCTTGCGCGGCTCTGGGACTTTCATTTTTTCACCTTCTCTGTTTCGTGTTATGGATGATCGACCATGCGATGATGGCAACTGCGGCAACGATCATACATAACACGATCCATGCCGCAGGTTGCAGTTTCCCATTTATGATAAAACCTACATCTGAGACGCGGAAGTCCAGAACGAGGTAGATCAGCAATGTAAATGCCATGACGGCACAGGAGCACATCAGGGTATAGATCACAGGGCGGCGCGTTTTGAGCTGCGCACGGAGAAAGTCTGCCTTTTCTTTTTGGTGGGAGACTTCCAACTTCAAGTTTTCAACTTCGCCGATGAGTTCGACATTCTGAACTTTCAATGCATGGTTCTCGGATTCCAGCATTCGGTTTTCCTTTGTAAGTTGTTCGTCCGGGTTTGGCTCTGGCATTGTGATTCCGTAATGTTCATCCACTGATACGCCAAGCTCTTTGCAGATCGAGGCGACAGTTTCACAGGAGGCGTTCGGGATCTCTCCGCGGAGGAATTGCGCAACGGTTCGCTCTGATTTTCCGGTTGCGTCGGCAAGGTCTTGATTTGTAATTCTTGGATTCGATGTTTCTTTGATTTCTCGACATTTTTCGTATAATTCTTGTGACATAAACCAGATTCCTTTCCCAAAAGCACATGATTCTTCCTCTTAAAACCAAGAATACTTTCTCGACAAATCGCCTCCTGAAGAGTACGCTGAATGTGCAAGCAAACTCCCACTCGCTTGCGGTAAGCCGAAGCCCCGCCGCCGGGGAGATTCGACGGCGGGGTGATCTCACCCATAGGACTATGGTTGAAGACTTGACCTGTCAAGGCGTTATGCCAACCTGAGACGTTAATCGTGGTACTTCATAATGAGCTTCGGGACGGTGACATTTCCGCCAAGCACAGAGATATATGTTGTAACGCCGTCACACTCCCCATAGCAGGTGATATAGTCACCCTCAAGGATTCGGCTCTCTCCTTCTGGCCGATTATAGGATACATACCAGATGCCATCAGAGGTTTCAACGCGGAAGTCAACTGAATTGGTGCTGAATAAGTCAAGCGCATCCTCTGAAACCTGAATAACGGTGCCTGAAAACATCACCTTTTCACCGTCATAGCTATCCGGGTTCCGTGCTACGTCGTTATACAAAACTGCATCACATTTCGCGATGTAGTTTTCTCTTGAAACCACTTCATTTTTATCGTCCGTTTCCGCTTGTGCCTCAGGCGGTGCATCCGAAACCGCGGAACTTCCGAAACTCGATGCGTCTTCTACTGCGGCCTCGCTATTTGGCATATCCATAACGCGCTCTTGAATAATCACCACAAGAAGCAGCGTCACGAGGATAGCAATAATTCCGCCGTCTGAAAGTTTCTGCATGTGACGCGCACCACAGGCGGGGCATTTCCTTGCTTGTTTGCTGATTTCGTTCCCGCAGGTTCGACACACGTCTTTTCGGTTCTTCGAGCCACAGTTTGGACATTTTCGCAAACGTTCATTGAAGACCTCTCCACACGTTGGACAGGTCACGTAATACACCGACCTACTCATATCATACTCCCTCTAATTTCTCTTTATCTATCATAATTCACGCCAAATAGCACGGACGCTTAAAAATTATGCACATAGAATTTTTCTGTATCATATTGTGCAAAGTGTAGGTTGACTAAATAGAACAAAAGTTCTAAAATAAAAACACTGCCTCAGATAACAGAAAGGAAAACGCGCATGGAAAAGATTAAAGAACAATACGAGAAGTCGAATAATGCCTATGCGCAGTTGAGCGCAGAGAACAAAGAGAAAATCAATCTTCTGATTTCTGAGATGCTAGAAAGGCAGCAATCGCAGCATCAATAGCAGCGCGATTCGCTGCATTCAACTTCAAATAGTCTGGGTTCATCCTGTCATCACTGGTGACAGGATGATTTTTTTCTTCTCCGTCCTCCGCATCGGCTACCAATTCGCTGACAGAAATACCAAAAAAATTTGCAATTCTAGTAAGGGTAATGTCGGATGGCATACCGTCAGACTTCCAGCGTGTTACAGATGATTTTTTCAGTCCGATTTCTAATACAACAGCGGACGGTGACTTTCCGACACTTGCGCAAAGCGACAGAAAATTTTTGTAAAAAGTAGTCAAGCATACCACCCCAAAATTGTGCAGTGTTACGAAAGTACGCAAAGTTAACTAAAACTGGTTGACAGTACGCAAAGTACGCATTATAATAGCGTCGTGGTTAAAAAAGTGAACAAAACATCTGACCCCAGCGGAAACGCTCGTGTCAAAAAGCCTGTTATGTCTTTCGCACTTTCATAATAGCACGGGTTGTTAACTTTTGCAACCATAAATACAAAAACGAAGTAGGAAAAGGAGATGAAGATATTGCCTGAGAAGTGGACGGGCCGATTGATTGGGAAGATGCACAACGAAAAAGTCACCTACGAAGATATTGCCGCAGAAATCGGCACAACCAAAGCGTATGTTTCCATGATCTTGAATGGCCGACGCAATCCCGCAAATGCGCGGGAACGCCTTGAAACTGCGGTCGATGCAATTGTGCAGAGAAGGAAGGAAGCAACGGCGTAACCGTGGAAGAACTGATGAAGGAGGAATAAAAAATGCCGAAACTGGCAGTCAAGCGGGACACGGATTACCGGCTGTCCGTGATGATTCACGGAGAGATGGGGGCACAGAACGTGAAGCCGGAAAAGGCGGCGGAGTACGCCGGGGTTTCACGGCCTACGCTCTACAATCTGCTCAAGCGGCCAACGGCATACTTTCCGCAAACGCTGCGCCTGATGCGGGCGCTGAGCATCCCGGTCGAGGAAATGCGGGCGGCGATCAGCTACCCGTGGTAAAGAATAAATGGAGGAACGAAGGAATGAAAGTCAAAATTACATTTTTGGAGCCGGTGCTCGGGACGTGGCCGAGCAATGAGAACGTCGCCCGAGACTTCATCGCATCGAAGTCGCCGGACGCAAGCACGATTGAGGACGAGATCGCAGCGCTTGGTGTAGACGCGGTGGCCGACAAAGGGATGACCGTTTTCCCCCGCGTGGACGGCACCCCGGTATTTTATGACTACCAGATCAAGGGATTTTTCAAAGACGCCTGTGGGATGCTGGCGCGTGTGAAAACCACCAAGAGTAGCGCCCTCAAAGCGTACAAGAAGATTATCGACGGACTGATTTTCGTGGAGCCGCGATACATTCCTATTTCGGTCAACGGTGAGATCGGAGAATGTCAGCGTCCACTCCGGGCACAGACGGCACAGGGCGAGCGTGTCAGCCTTGCGAACTCCGAGGAAATCCCAGCAGGCAGCACGATCGAGTTTGAAATTCTCCTGTTTGACGAAAAGGCGCACCGCGCCGCCGTCCTCGAATGGCTTGACTATGGCCGGATGCGCGGAATCGGCCAGTGGCGAAACTCAGGAAAAGGGCGGTTCGTGTACGAAGTGATCGACTAAACGCGAAGGCTCAGTAGCGAGGAGCTGTGATTAGCAACGGCATAGAATAGTTCTGCAATGATTAGCAACGGCGAGGCTGGGCCCGGTCAGGCATTGCTCATGAATGCGATGGCGAGGCGGGGCGGCGAAGAGCTTTGAAAAGATGGGAGTGGCAATGGCAATGCGAAGGACTTCCGCGCAAAGGAATTGCATATAGGCGCGTTGCTAACCGACGGAAAAGCATGGCCGAGAACCGCAATGCGGCGCGATGGCAACGAATATCACGGCTAAGCCAAGCAAAGGCAAAGCAGGTCTAAGCAACGCGAAGAATACACAAAAAGGAGGAAGGAAGATGATCTCAAAGAGAGAATGGTACGCTGCATTGCGGCGGATGTTGAAGCGGGCGGCGCTGGTGTTTGGCGGTCTGTTTTTGATGGCGGCTTTTTTCTACTGGCGCGTGTTTGACCTCCGGCTTGAGGCGGCGCTGCTCGCGACGCTGTCCGCGGTTCTGACGGGGTACGGGTTCGCATGATGGGGTGGATTTGCTGCTGCATCGCGTGGCTGAAGGAGCTGCGGCGGAAGATGCGGGAAGCTGCTGAGCGGCAGAGGAACTATTGGGATGGTGACGACCCATGAGGTATCCGTGTTCAACGTGCCCGAGAAAGGAAACTTGCCACTTGGGGCTTAGATGCGTGGAATGGCGGCGGTGGTTCATCGTTGAATGGGATGACAACATCCGCAAGGCTGCGCATGAGATAGAAAAAGCCGCCCATGTCGCTACACATGGACGGCCGGTGACAGACAATTTCGTTCCGTATCGAAAATATGTCTATGGCCATATTCTAACGGCAAATTGGAGGGATGTCAAGTGACGCAATGTGAAAAGGTGCTCCGGCATCTCCGGACGTTTGGTTCGATCACGCCGATGGAGGCGATACAGGAATACGGCATTATGCGGCTGGGGGCCCGGTGCTGGGATCTGAAGAACAGCGGTATCCCGGTCGTGAGTGAGATCGTGGCCGGAAAGAACCGGTTCGGCGAGACGACGCACTATGCGAAATACAGATTGGAGGACGGCAATGTTTCCGAGAGAACTTGAGTTTGACCGGCAGCAGCAAAGCCCGGTCGGCTATGACATCTTCGGCGATGAAATCTACAAGGGGAATGTGTTCTGGTACGGCGACGAGGGCATGATGTGCGACCCCGGCGCGGACAACTTCGATTCTGGCAACCCGATCATGTCCCTTTTGGTGCAGCAGCTGGGGACGCGGTACATTTTGGAGCAGCTTGGCTATGAAAAAAGGGTTATCGACTGAGTACGTCTACACTCCGGTTGAAGTGCGGTGCAGCATCTACTTTGAAAAGGATCATATCTGCTGCGCATACTGCCCTTTTTATGAGACCTACTCCCGTAAACAGTGCAGATTGACCGGGGAATATCTGTTGAACGAGTACGGCAGAGGTTACTACTGCCGTCTGGAATTGGAGGATTTGAATGAAACAGTTTCGGACACTGAGGCCGGATGAGATCGAGTGCCGCGTTGCCCAGTGCAATGAGAAAGGCGCGTCCATCCTGCTTTATAAAACCGCCCGGACGGACGCTGACATTCTGGATGAGACGGTCGGCGCGCAGAACTGGGAGAACGACTTTAAGTTGGTGGATGGCGTTCTGTACGGCGGGATCGGCATTGACTACGTCGGCAACGGAAAGCTGATCTGGAAATGGGACGCCGGGACGGAGAGCAACACGGAGGCCGAGAAGGGCCGCGCGTCGGATGCGTTCAAGCGCGCTGGATTCAAACATGGCATTGGCCGAGAGCTTTATTCCGCGCCGTTTATCTGGATCGACGCTGCGAAATGCGAACGGCTGAAACTGAACGACCGGACAAAGAAGTGGCAGTGCTACGACCAGTTCGACGTGACGGAGATCAGCTATGACGAGGCCGAGCGGATCAAGACCTTGACGCTGGCGCTCAAGGGCAAGCCGGTCTACACCTTCGGACACGGCGCAGCTCCGCAGGAGCCGAAGCAGACGGCGAAACCCTTCAAATGCTCTGTATGCGGAAACGATGTTGTTCCAGTTTCCTTTGACGGCAAGAACTATTCCGCTCGAGCGATTGCGGAGCAGACCACAAAGAAGATGCGGCAGTGTATGTGCTGGGACTGCTACATGAAGGCGGTACAGGCGTGATGGAACTGACGTTTTCTGCGGCGGACTGGACGATGGACGCCGCCGGGACGTGGCTGCGGATCAAAGCTGACGTGCCGTATAAAGCGCAGATGTTCCTGGAGCACATGATCCCGGGCAAGAAGTATGTCGCAGAGATCAAGGAGTTTCGGAAGAAGCGCAGCTTGGATTCCAACAACTATTTCTGGCAACTCTGCGACCAGATCGCGGGAAAGCTCGGACGCACGAAGGAGGACCTCTATGTCGAGTACATCAAGGAGGTCGGTGTGTTCAAGGACTTCCATCTCTCCCGCGACGAGGCCGCGACATTCCGGACGGCATGGTCAATGCTCGGGACAGGCTGGCCGACCGAGGAAGTGGACTACCAGCAGGACGGAGACAACCTTGTGATCCGCGCCTATTACGGTTCGTCCCGCTACAACGCAAAGCAGATGGGACGGATCATCGACCGGGCCGTCGAGGACGCGAAGGACTTGGGCATTGAGACATTGACGCCGGACGAGCTGGCGCGGATGAATCTGGAATGGGGTGAGAGAGCTGCACAGGCAGACGAGGGCCACTAGCATCAAGGCGGCGGTCAAACAGGCCGTGTGGGAGCGCGACGGCGGGCGCTGCATCCTCTGCGGTAAACAAGGCAATCCGTGGTGCCATTACATTTCACGGGCGCAGGGCGGTCTTGGAATCGAGCAGAACATCGTGACGCTTTGTGATAAGTGCCACAGACGATTTGACCAATCAACCGACCGTGCGGCGCTCAAAGAAGTGCTGGCGAATTATCTGAGAAGCCAATATCCAGAATGGGATGAAAAGAATCTGATATACAGAAAGGAATTTTGAAATGGCATTGAATCAAATTGCGATCTTCGGACGGATGACAAGAGATCCGGAGAAACGTGTCACGCAGAGCGGAACCACGGTGACGAGCTTCACGCTGGCTTGCGACAGGGACTACAAGCCGCAGGGCGGCGAGAAAGAAACGGACTTTATCGACTGCGTCATCTTCGGGAAGTTCGCGGACACCGTGGCTACATACTTCTTCAAGGGCAGCGCGGCCATTGTGACTGGACGGTTGCAGATCCGCAACTGGGAGGACAAAGAGGGCAACAAGCGCCGCTCGGCAGAGATCCTTGCCGATCACGTCTATTTCGGCGAGGGCAAGAAGGACAGGGCGGAGATATCCGAGCCGCAGGGCGGATTCAGCGAGATCACAGGAGATGACCCGGATCTTCCGTTCTAGGGGGATAAGGCATGGAACGATCACAGTTTACATTCTATCGCAGCTTTGCAAGCGCCATTCAGCGGATTCGGAAAGACGCTGACAGAGCAAAGGCATACGATGCAATTTGCAATTACGCACTGGATGGGAAAGAGCCTGATTTATCAGGCCTTCCCGACGCTGCGGCCATTGCATTTGAGCTGATCAAGCCGAACCTTGACGCAAGCAAACGGAAAGCAGAAAACGGAAAGCGCGGAGCAAACGCCAAGCAAGAGAAAGGCACTGGCAAACCGGAAGCAAACCGCAAGCAAACGGTTAGCAAGCCGCAAGCAAACGCCAAGCAAGGGGAAACGCCTAGCGAGAAAGAGAACGAGAACGAGATAGAGAAAGAGAATGAGATAGAGAACGAATGTTATAAGAATCCCCCCTCCCCCTTTGAGCGCTTTTGGCTTGCTTATCCGCGCAAGGTTGGAAAGGCTGACGCGAGAAAGGCGTTTGCGAAGGTCAAAGTGCCTGTGGAAACGCTCCTGTCGGCCATAGAGCAGCAAACACGCAGCGAGCAATGGACGACGGATAATGGGCGCTTTATCCCGAATCCGGCCACATGGCTGAATCAGGGGCGCTGGGAGGATGAGCTTGCAGCGCCGGAGAGTAAATATCACGCAAAACCGGGCTATGGCGTTCAAAGGCACGGCGATAAGCTCACCGACTTGGAGCGTCAGGCCATTGCACGGATGATGGAGGAGGACGAAGAAACATGAAAGCTACAATTCTCGGAAATGATTTCAACCGCATCATGGATGCGACGAAGCAGTTTTGCAGAAGCGGAGAACGCACGCGGTATGGCTATGTTCGCCTTGACTTTGATGCCACGACGCTGAAGGTGACGGCAAATGCTTGTGATGGCTACCGTCTGAGTGTGGAACACTCCGTGATCGGTTCCTGTGATGAGAACTTCACGGTATACATTCGCGGTGGGTTCCGCTTGCCGAAGAAGCAGTACGCGACGATTGAGAAGGTCGAAAATGAAGTGCAGATCCGCTGCGCTGGGGCGCTTTTCGGTTTCGAACAGCCGGATGTCTCACAGAGATTTGAGTGGCAGAAAGCAATCCCGAAGGACGAACCGACGTTCAGGATCGGGTTCAACGGGAATTACCTGTTAAATGCGCTTCAGGCCGCAAAGGTCAGCGCCGGTCAGACGTTCAAGAATCCAATCGTATTGGAGTTCTGGACGCCGACAACGCCCGTAATTATCCGAACGAACACGGATGACATCAAAATGGTGCTCCCGATCAGGATCAAAGAATGAAAATGACGAACTGCGGCTATTTAGCCGCGCGGAACGCTGCGAAGATGCAGCGGGAAAGGAACGGAAAATGCTGCTCGAAAAACTGGCGCGGGCAATCGCCTGTAAGCACTGTGAAAACCCCTCGAAGCTCTATGAGCTTCAAATCCATGCCGACGAACAGGCCCGCGAAATCCTCCGGCTAAACCATGTGCTGGATGAGGTCAAGAAGGAGCGCGACGCGGCAATGGCGTGCACGGAAACGTGGAAGAGCCGTTGTGAGTGGAGAGAGGAAGAACTTGATATGGACATTAAGATGCTTGACCGCATCACAGAAACGAACTGCGACAACTGCGGCAAGAAGTGCCGAGTGAAGCCGAAAAAGGGCGATGTATTGCGTTACAACTGCCACCTGTGGGCGCCGAAGGAGCTGGAATATGACGATTGAGTTCACTGTGCCATATCCTGCCCGCAAGAGCGCGTGGACGAAGCGCTACGGCCTGAACGCCTACTGGGCGGGAAAGAACCACCACGTCCGGGCGGCGGACGCCAGAGATCTTGAGACGTTTGTGCGGCTGTGCATGAGACAACAGGGCATTCCGGTTCGGCTGTTTGAAAAGCCGGTATCGATTTCCTTCTGGCACAACACCCGCATGGACGTCGACAACCACGCGGCGATCGAGAAAATGGTCGTGGATGCGCTCAAAGGCTGGCTGCTCCGGGACGATGACAGGCGGCATTACAGAGAGAAACATAGCTTTTACCACGATGAAAATTACATGAGGGTGGTGATTTCGGATGAAGCCACCGTGTGAGAGGAACTGTCCGTCTCGGACAGTGGGATGTCACACAAAGTGTGCGCCGTATCTGGAATATGAGGAAGCGAAACAGGCGGAATATCGGGAGAATGGGGCTGAAAGAGACCGGAACGCTTACACTGCGGACGCGGAAAAGCGGCGTAAGAGCGTGGAGAGATTACGGAAAGCGGGGTTGCTGTAATGGACTTGGAAAAGAGCGCGTTTGAGGCGCTGCGGTTTGCGTCAACGCAGAGCTTGAAGCTCTACAAGCAGCCGCTTGTGATTACATACTCGGGTGGAAAGGACAGTGATGTGCTGCTCCGGCTGGCGGAAAACAGCGGTATCCCATTTGAAGTTCGCCACTCCCTAACCACGGCAGATGCGCCGGAAACGGTATACCATGTGCGAGACACCTTCCGCCGAATGGAGGAAAAGGGCGTAAAGTGCGTTATCGACGCGCACGTCCAGCCGGACGGGAAGTGCGCTACCATGTGGAATCTGATCCCGAAGAAAATGGTACCGCCCACAAGGATCAAGAGGTACTGCTGTGAAGTCTTGAAGGAGAACGGAGGCCGAGGCCGTTTTATCGCGACCGGCGTAAGGTGGGCCGAATCAGTAAAGCGCAAAAACAATCGTGGTTTGATCGAGGTATCCCACAGCGATAAAAACAAGCGCCTGATCCTGATGGATGACAACGACGAGGCCCGGATGCAATTTGAAACGTGCCAGCTCAAGGGCCAGCGGACGGTGAATCCCATCATCGGATGGTCGACGGCTGACGTGTGGGACTACGCGGAGACTGAGAAGATCTGCATGAATCCGCTTTATGGCTGCGGCCACACGCGGGTTGGATGTATCGGATGCCCGTTAGCTTCGAAACGTGCCAGAATAGAGGAATTTATAATCTGGCCGAAATACAAGCAAGCATATATCCGCGCGTTTGATCGGATGCTGGAGGAACGCCGACGCCGGGGCAAGATGGCCGGCGGGATGCGATGGGGCGATAATGGGGTGGACATATTTAACTGGTGGATGGAAAACGCTGTGCTTCCGGGGCAGGAAGTATTAGAAGAATTTCGGGAGGATTTGCTATGAACGAGCCCCTGACGCTGCAAGAGCTTGTGGAACTGAACGGTCAGCCGGTATGGATGGGCGAGCCGTTTAATCAATGGACGACGATCTCAATCGATCCGAAGTATATTCAGGGCATCACACCGGGGATGAAGATCCGTAAAGGTGCTATGAACGTAAACGGCGAGCGCGTAGAGATCCCGCCTGTGGATTTTTACCGTTACCCGCCAAAGGAGGAACCATGAAAATCTACATAGCCGGGAAGATCACCGGCGACCCGGATTACCGGGCGAAATTTGCAGACGCACAGCGCCAGATTGAGGCGCAGGGGCACATCGTGCTCAATCCGGCCACACTGCCGGAGGGCATGGAACCGAAGGACTATATGCGCATCTGCTTCGCCATGATCGATGTGGCGGACAGGGTTCTGTTTTTGCGGGATTGGTTCCTCAGCACTGGTGCTAAGATAGAAATGAGCTACTGCGACTACATCGGGAAAAAGTACATTCTGGCGTCAATTGCGGAATGGATTCAACGCCGGAAAAAGGAGGACAATCATGATGCCTGAACTTTTGAGGTCCGAAATACGGACGGCCCGGAAGCCGCACACATGCTCTCTGTGCGGAGCGGAGATCAAAACGGGTGAACAATACGGGTATGATACCTACAAATTCGACAGTGAAGTGTACGACTGGAAGACGCACATGGAGTGCGACGCAGTTTCCGCGTTTTTATGGGACTACGTTGACCCAGATGAAGGCATGACCCAAGATGAGTTTCTGGAGGCATGTGACGATGTATGCCGCACCTTTATCTGCCCGGACTGTGAACATTTTGATTCCGAAGGCGCGGAGGACGGCGATTACTGTAGAGAGAACGGGACGTCCTGCATCCACAAGCTCTATGAGCTGTCGAAGAAGTATTATCTGAGCTGCCAGCGGGACGCGCAGAACGGATGGCTGAAATGGAGGCTCACGCCGATTAAGGAGGATAAGGATGGAACGACTAACATTTGAGGGAAACTTCTGCGAGATTGCGCGGTGCAAGGAAGTGAAGTGCCCATACGATACAGCTTGCAGCCAGAAACAGGTATGGGAGCGACTCAAACAGTATGAGGACACGGGGCTTGAACCGGAAGCAGTGGAAACGGTTAAGCTTGCGCTATGTGCAAAGCACATGGTTGATCTCGAAACGCTCAACAATACGCCAATCAGCAGGCTCGTAGAGCTTGCCGAGGCCGACAAGGACGGGCGGGTGGTCGTGCCGCCGTGCAAGGTGGGCGATGTTGTGTACGGATTCCACGGGGAAAAGACCATATTGCCGATGGTGGCAAAATGGATCGAAACGAACACTGACGGATGGTGCATTGCAGTACAATACACGCCAATTGGCCCAAGGTTTCATAGGTTTCCCGATTTTGGTAAGACCGTATTTCTTACCCGCGAGGAAGCCAAGAAG